TCAATTGGTTCGGTCCCAGTTGATGGACTCATGTAAACTTCAAAAACTAAATTCCGTGCTGTCCCTGGTACTTCTACATATGTTGCATAACTAGAAGTAGGCGTAAAGGTACAAGACTGTCCATAGAAGTACGGAATCTTACATTGTCCTTTATATATATTACCCATTTTTAATTCTCATCCTCCACACCTTCGTCATCGTCATCGGACTCCACAGGAAGCGGTCTCTTCCTCACGAGTGCGCCAATTGAGAATCCGGTGTAGTCACCATCCTTTATTCCTTGCCAAATTGCCTCTGAGTGTACCTTTACTGCCATGACCCACGAACCAGGTTTCACTTCCTTGAGAACTTCTGGATTATAAATAAAACTTTCGACTGGATTAGCCTTTGCCTTCTTTGTGTGGCCGTCTCCAATCACCATAGGAGTTCGCATGTATTTGTGTGCGGCCTTCTCTACTTCTTCAAGTGAAACAGTGTCATAGTGGTAATCAACTGCATCAGGTACAAGTACTACTCCGTATACGATCCGTTTTTCTTCATTCATTCCCTCAGATGCGAACTTAACTTCGATCTCTACTTGTTCCATCTCGCTCTCTTCAGGGACCTCAGCATCTTTGAACCGGCTGATCTGTTTCAGTCTCTTCTCAGCTTCAGCCCTAGTTCTATAGCAACCAAAACTCCTGTCAGTCTGGTGAGAACGTACACAATACTTTCCATCCTCTTCTGCAATGTACTTCTCAGCAAGTACTTTGTCTCCACCTTCAGACTTGGAGGTTGTCTGTAGAATTACTTGTTGGTGTCTAAGCGCGAGTTCAGAAGCCATGTTAATGTACAATCTGCAGTAACACAGCATTCCACATTCTTCTTCTAATGCTTCACACTTACCACCAAAAAAGAAGGCGCAGGAACCACAGTAGCCCTCTCCATAATTCTCCATTGGTTCCACGTACCCCACGTCATCTTTGAAATACGGGCTATTCTCAAGAGTGGACCTGTATCCCATGCCGAAGTAATTAAGTGGATACTCCGCCTTGAGTTGTTGTTCCTTACCATCCTTTTTTGACATAACGATCATCTCCGATACTGTACATTGCGATAGGATTTGCTTTGTGGACAACCAAAGCTTTTTTAGTAGCTGCCTCACCACCTGCCTCCTTTGGAGGTTTTGCCTCGTTGTCTTTAGGGTTCTTGCTAGGCGGCTTCTGCCCAGCTTGATCCTGATCAGCAACTCCACCCTGCCCAGGTTCTGGCTTAAACTTCTGAAACATTTCCATGCGCTTTTCTTGTTCTACTAACTCATCTTCGAAGGACTTTACTGCCTTATCTCCAACTTGTGGAGGAGGCATATGCCCTAGTGACCTTGCATACAATGCTATAGGTTCATCGATGTTAATCCCAACATCAAACATCGTTTTTAAATAGTCTGCAAATGACTTAAGGTCTGGTGTGTCAACCTGACCGAATTCCATATGAGGCCAGTACTCTTGTGGAATACCATTCAACCCCATTAATCTTGGGATAAGATCACGATTGAATACACCAGATATTCTTGCAGCATATGATTCAAGAGAAGCAGCAAAAAGGCGAGACTTAGCGTCGGCCAATGCATATGACCCTACAGCCTCATGCCCAATAAGCAGCATGTCTGCTAGGAGAGTGACAGCAATTCTCTGATCCCAACGTTGGATAACTGTGTCCGAGTTATGCGCCCGCTGCCCAGGAGTGTTAATAACTTCAAACTCCCAAGCGAATGGAAGTACCATTCCATGGAATTGATCTAACCTCTGAAGAGAAACCATATCTTGGGCACGTTCAAGTGTAGCTGCAGAGTTCGCATCGTTCGAGTTCCAGATGTCCACACCTTCTGGTACCTTAAGTATAGGAACACCAGTAAGGTCTCGTCCCAGACCAAGTGCTTCAGTCTCTTCTAGATCTTTCTTTATGTACCACGAACGCCACGCATTACGTAGAATGGAGACACCTTCTGGGTTGTCCTTTTCTGTCTTTGTCCGAAAGTGCGCAGCGTTACTTAGTGGAATAAGTGTTGGTTGGTACGTAGGCGGTCCTTGTTGGACCATTCCTCTTACACGACCCTTCCTTTCATCAGTGTTCCAGTTGAGTAGAGTGCTTTGACCACGCAAAGATATTCCCGCCCAACCAAATTTTCCATCATTTTGTACGCTCGACTTCCACTTATTACGTTTGTATCCTTCACGTTTCTTATGCCAAACAGCACAATAACTCCAACCAAACGGAAGCATAGTCAATATCTCAGACAACACATCCGTCCATGTCTCTCCCATGTCGTTAAGAGCAGTTAGGACAAGTTCAGCTGCCTCTAGAGATTTCTGGTCTCTTGGGTTCTTCTTATTTGGGTAAACATAGACTGAAGCATTGTGGATCAGTTGTTCAGCGGCAAGTAACATGGCCCCTACAATAGAGTCATTCTTCCGCATTTCCTCATAGACTTGAATACCACGCTTTCCAGAAAGAGTAGAAATGAATTCTTCTTTTACGTTACCTGCGTAGATATGCAAGCCTGGATACCCAGGTTCAGAAGTTTGTGCCCGCGCAGTGCGTGGACGACGACCAAACAGATCTCCAGGGACAAAATACTCATTTGATTTGGTTAGTAATTGTTTACTGCCTGGTTTCGGTGTTTGGACTTTTCTGACCTCTGGTACAGCATTACCAAGTAGAGTCTTCTCATCCTTATTAAACACGTTACCATTTTTCAATACCGACATAGTTACCTCATAGCAGCTTCAGTAGCCATAGCTTACACTATTACTAATACAGCAACAAGACTGGGAAAGCAGAAGTGGCTGAAATGTTCAGATAAGTTAGGATAATCTCAGTGACTAAAATCTTGTTAGGTTATTACGCATGATGTCACGTAGGTTTGAGATGCTCCCTCTACCCTTAGTTGCGATAGGGAAACCTATTGATTTCTTCATTGAGCGGGAAATGTATACTAGTGCTTGGGACATTGTAACAGCTTGGTCGTTAAATGCGGCCTTAGGAAATCGCGTGATCTCCTTAAAAAATTCAGGCATCCACTCAGAACAATATGGGTAGTCAATAACTCCAGACTCGTCGGTACGTGGTATACCAGGCACGTGTATGTTTCCAGCTTGCCACAACCAAGAGATAGACTCCATTCGTTCTTGCTTATCGTCGTTGCCGTCAAACGGAATCATACCAGGGATGCGGTTTTGTAACTGTTCAATTGCATCTGGGCCGGACGCCTTGTCTTCTACAAGCTTTGCACTAATCCCAGGACCTTGTGCGTTGTTCCACTTGTCGGTCAACATGGTAATTGCAGCAAGCTTCCCAGTGAAGCCTACTCTGTCTCTAAACTGATCTATGAGGTAAATATTTGGTTTACGCAGTGCCCAAATTTGTACGACAGTGTATGATGAGGACTCTTTACTTTTCATTGCAAGATCACAACTTAAAATGGCATAGGTACACTTTTTGTAGATTTCTTCTGGAGACTGTGAATACCAGCGGAACCATCTCTTCTTGATAGTACCACCCTCTGGTGGAACTGGGTCCTGCTGGTACATAGCAGAGTACTCTTCTTTTTGCAGTTCCGTAGAACCTTTTTGTTCTTCTAGATATTCTTTTGGGAACTTCTCTGGGAATAGGATCTCACCTTCTTCTGTTCGAGGGTCCTCCCAAAACTTTGTGTTGTCTCTGGTGAAGGTTACACAACGTTTCTTTGGGTCATACTCTGCAGGTAGCACTAACTCTTGGTACCCACCTATTGTACTTTGTAGGTATCCAATCAAATCCATATCGTGCAGTCTTTGTGCGATAACTAATTCTATTCTATCTATGTCACCACGAGAGCGCATACCGGCAGACCACCAGTGATGGCATGTAGCACGTTTTACTTCAGATTTCGCTCCTTCGATATTCATTGGGTCATCCGCACATATTAGGTCAGCACGAATACCTAAAGTTTGTCCACCTACTGACACACCTAGTCTAGCCCCACCAAGAGAAGTGGTTACTTTTCGTAAGTCAGTTTTTGTAAGATCAAACTTATGTCTCCAACGATTTTGCCAAAACTTGGACTTCATCAGCTTGATGCAGTAATCGGCATCACGCTTAGTATTGTCGTAGGTGTATGAACCAAACGCCATTTTCCAATAAGGTCTGTGAATCCACGCCCATGTTGGAAGGAAGACTGCAGCGTAGCTGGACTTTCCGTGACCAGGTGGGATTGATACAAGCAGCTTTGTTATCTGTCCTTCAACTAATGCTTGGAAGTGTTCTGCAAGGCAGTCGCTATGCCATGCGTTCTCAATGTATGGTTTACCTTTTGTACCGTTCATATGAGGCCAACAGATCTTTGCATACTCAGCAAGAGATCGCGTGCCTAATTCGCGGTCAATTAGTGCCTCATCATAAACTTGTTGAAGGTCTTCATCAGAGAAGTCAGACACACTTATAATATCTTTAGGTGGTGACCAAACCTTTTTTTGTTGTTTAGTACCAGGCTTTTGTCCAGGCTTTTTATGACCCTTACGTTTTCTCCTGGCTTCTTGAGTGTCTTTGTAGTGTTGCTTGGCAATCTGCTTTACAACACTCTCACTGTTCATCATCCTCGTCTATCTCTCCAGCTTCCAACATACGCGCCTTATCCTTAATGATGTTTGACCGCAAGGCCTTTAAGTCCTGTGTCGGGAGTCTTCGTGCAAGGTCTTGGCCTTCTGGAAGCTTATCACCACGTACATGGATATGACCATATGTCATCTGCCCAGTCATGTGGATTTGTTCTTTATGTCCATACTCAGCTGGATCTAGTTTCTCCAACCAACGCATAGCTAATTTAGGGTCATCAACACAAGCCTCATCTATAATTTTAATCAGTCTCAGCTTGCCGAATGACTTAGCTTTATTAAATTGTACAAAGAAGTCTGCGAAGTCATGTTCTACTGGAGCGATCTCCTCTACACATTCTTCATCGCCGGACTCCAATAGTTCTACGACTATTTGTCCACGTTCAAGCCATCCGTATACAGTTCTAGGTTGTACCCCTGCAGCTTCTGCCGCAGTGTCGATAGGTGCCCCTTTCATTACAGCAGCAAGTATAGATGTACGTACAGAGTCAGTGAATAGAGGAAAGTCCTTCTTACGAGTACCTACAGGTTTTTTCTTACTTGGTTCATCAAACTCCAAGTCAGGATTTAAGATTTCCTCTAGTACTTCAGCTTCGATAACTTCTACCTCTTCTTTTTTCGTAACCACTTAAACCACCGTTGAGGAGGAGTAAGGCCAAGATATTCTAGTGCCATTACCCCAAAGATTAATGCTAATAGTGCTTCATCAGCAAAGAACAGTACTATTACCCACCAATGTTCTTGGAAGATTGTTGTGATGTCCATTTAACGTTCCTCTATCCATTCAAACACAGCACCTACATCTGAATTTGTCCCAAGAGTTTCTGCGGTGATGGATACTTGGTCCGTAAGCTTATCTACTGTAGACGTTGGATGCGCCCCATCAGGGTCTAAATATAATTCAACCCCCCTTGCTATAGCCTTTCTAGCACCTCCAGCAAAGTTGATTTTCTTGTCCTCAGACGCGGCAATATAGCCACCAGCAATGTTAATACCACCTGCTACTGTCCCACTAGGAGGTATAGCGTACTCCATTGCAGAGTAACTTGAACTTACATCAGACCACACTACAGCAGACGTTCCTCCAATTACAGATCCACCAAAATTTAAGTGGTAATGTATATCAGCATCTTGTGAAAAAACTTCAATGTTTTCCAACGTAAGCGGTACACGGTTAGTTTGTCCCTTGAATGTAAGCTTAGGTCGAATAGAAAGGATTACTTTAGCCCCTGCAGACGTTAAAGAAGTCAGGCTGTCATCTGTACTAATATAACGCAATACTCCAGAAGGTTCTGAGTCACCGCCTTCAGACATTACGGAAGCACAAATCTGATCTAATTTCACAGAACTCGACAAAGCACTGCAAGATTGCATTTCGTATCTACAAGGGAGTGTAGCAGTCTTCATATATACCTTAGTGCCAACATTAGCTTGTAGAAATTCGTGTGCGTAAGCTATAGTCCCATCAACAACGAACCCACAACGTACTCTACCAACACCAAGCCACTCAAGATCAATTAGTGCTATCTGAACCTTCGAAAAGTCTAGTGTGTACCTACTAGGACCAGTACCATCGAACTTGTCAATATTCCACTCTGATTGTGCAATAGGAACATCAGCAGCTGCGCCGGATGTATTAGATCTCTTAACCCAATAATATCCGTTTCTATTAGACTTTAAAAATATGCCATTATCCGCGTCAAAATAGCCAATATGCTTATTTACTTCTTTAGAACTAATATCACCAAACGTAAGTAGGACAAGGTGAGACTTTCCAGGTTGGTATTGAATATAGCGTCTAGATTGTCTATACACTTGCTGGTCAGCCCCATTTAATTGCATACGTACAGAAGCTTCACTAGATAATACAGCAACTGCTGGTACAGTTGAGGATGACTTACGTTCAAACCACTGGCCTACACGCTTCCCATACTTCAACGAGGAGTCAAACAGAACTGTAGGCGTTGACACCCTCAATCTATTAAATGCATCTGCGATGTTACTGTATTTATTAAAAAAGATTTCCCTCTTGGGATTCATCTCAGATCTACTTCCAGGCATAACTTACCTCTTTGCTCCACGTGTAGTTCCACGCCGACCTTTTGCTTTACTAGGCTTTCTAGTAGTAGACCCAGCCCGTACACGTGTAGTACTCCTTGATGCACGGTTTCTAGTTCCACCTCCAGCACTTCTAGTTGCCATTAGCTTCCTCGAACCATTGGCTACGTATGTTCGCATCAAATAGTGTGTTTACGCAGCGGTCTAAACACTTGGTGATCCACACTGCATCAGTAAGTGTTATGTTAGTTGCAGCTACTACTTCATCTCTCTCATCGACAAGGGCAACCTTAAAATATTCTCCACCACCTGTGTCTTCGAGTAAGAAGCAAAGCGCACCAGCTTTTGTAATTAACTTTCCTTTACCTTTCATTCACACTCCACATCTACGATCATGTCTAGCAGTTCCGACATGTGCCCAATCTCTGGGAAGTCGTCTGCCTCTAGTTCGTACAATATCTTTGTTACTTCGACCCCACAGTTTTCACAATAATAAAAACCTGCAAAGGCGTCGAATAGCCAACTATGTTCCGGCACCGCCAACGGATTTCTGTCCTTCTCTTCCATGTTTCCGCTTCCTTAATTCTAATAAATACGGATCAGTTTCTTTCCAACTATCCTTTGGCTTACGTACCTCCTTCGCACTAGGCAGCATAATTATTTCGTCACATGCAAGTTCTCCTCGAATGTCATTAATTATCTCTCTGCCCTTTTCTGAAGCGTATACCAAGAGTTGTCCAGGCCGCACAATCTTTAAACCTGTAATTAAACTTTCCTTTATCCGGTCAACTACAAGGTCTCTGATCCATGTGTGCAGCTGTGTTGCTAACGTAGGAGTACCTATAGGGATACCAACCAAACTGAAGTCTCGAACTTCAGCTAGATAATACTCAAACCGTGGAACTACTTTTACGCCTGCTTCCTGCATGAACCTTCCAAGCCATTGGGCACGGTAGGCCTGCATGTAATGTAATACTTTTGGCTCGCCTTCCCAGAAGGAACAGTCAGGTACAAGGCAGCCAATAACGTTTGTCGTCAGCATCTTTCCAACTTCATACGCGGGCCTGTTCCAGAAGGTCTCAATGTAGGTATCCCCAGTGAAGTACCCTATGATTGATCGTTTATACGGCACTCCTTGACTAGAAGTACTTCCAAAATTGTACAGATAAAAGCTTTCACCGTCGTCTGGGGTATCGTTGGGGCCGCCCCAAGTTTTCATTGGTTGGGGAATTTCTGGGAGGATCATTTCAGGTAGGAGTTCAGGAATGCCTAAGGTATTTGCAGTATCAAAGATCTTGTTCTCATTTAAGTCGAATACCCCTTTGAGGTGTCCAGGAATGTCATCCCATGTCTTCGATTTGTCTAGAATTTTGTTAGACGCCTCTTCATCATGTTTTATACCAGCTGCAGAAATTGAGACAGGACTAACTCCTTGGTAGCCAGGCACTTGGTCAGGTATGATACCAGTGTTAGGATTTTTGAAGTCGTACTTTTGGGCTACTTCTAGGTCGGCCTTGAGCGACTCCATAATGTCAAATCCAATTGGTTGGACGTCTCTTAGGATTTCTTCTAGTAACGTTTCGTTCCAACCACCCTTTTCAGTTAAGCGATTGACTGTAACTATGAATGCTTCTAACTCTTTCTTATCACGGAACTTATTCCCACGTACTACAGGCGCGTGCCAGACGCCGTCAACTACCTCAATATGCTCTGGGGGAGATTCCCCCCGCTCGAATTTGGCACATAATTCCTCTATACGTCCATGCCCAGAGGCAATGTATCCTGTAGCTTCGTCTATTAAAATAGGGTCAGCAAAACCGAAACGATCTATAGACAGCCCTATATCATCTGCTGCATGTAATTTCGGGTTACGTGGCCATTGCTTTAGTTCGTGGATACTGAGGTATTCTAACCACAATTTACTCATATACTCTCCGTTCTTCGTTTGCATAACTTGCTGCTTTA